AGAAAATGCAAACAAAAAGAACAAAACAAGAACCAAAAAAGAACCAAAAACCACAAGGGAAAGGCGAGAGAAAGCCAAAACCTGAAGGATCGACCAAAGAGCAAAAGAAACCGCAAGCTGAGCCAAAGAGTGCAGAGGAGAAACCTAAGAAGGAGAAGAACCCGTTGCACGCCTCCCTGGCCTCGGCCGTTCGCGCCGCCACCGTGCGGTGCAATGAGAACGGCACGCTGCGTTACTTTTTGGAAGCGCTCGGCATTCGCACTGTCAACATACCTGATTGGGACGACCCTCGTCCCGACGGGCATCCAGTGACGCATGTGATGCGCAACCAGGCAATGCTCGCCATTATTGCCGACGCTGCCCAGTATGCTATCGCCCAAGATAGTAATTTGCTGGGGGTGTTGGACCACTACGGTCGTAACCACGGATCCATATTGCCACGATGTCAAGAAGGCGTCGGTGTTGAGTTTACAACCCACCGACCGCTGAAATTCGGCGGTGATTTGGCCCGAGCCAAGCCAGGGAAAACTACGGCGGAAAAAACCCCCCATGTCGCGTCTTTTGTCGACATTTACCAAGGGGAGACATTTGCTGCCGATTCCCACAAGCTGCAAGGCACATTGCGTCCGCTAGAGGCGGCCAAAGTCCTATGCAGAACCCAAGCTGGCGTTGGCTACGTAGTCGTTCATGATCTCACTGAGCTCACAGGAGCCAATGTTTTCACGGCCACTCCTCCAGGTGCTGCGGGCCCTATCCGCAGCGTAGAGGGTTCATGGATATCGACATTCGTCGGTGGTGTACGGCAGGTGTCATTTAAACCTGACCAAGGCACTAAACCATACCCTTTGCATCCAGTAGACCATAGCTGGCTGTGCACGCAGGTCATCCCGTTTGATGATCCTGAGCTTACCACTGTCCAAGGACAAAAAGTGGTGGGCATGCATGTCCACGCCATGGCAACTGTAGGTCCGTACTCGATCTATAAGTTGGCCCTGGACACAACACTCTCCCTTCCCGTCTCCCCCACATACATTCCGTATCGACGCTACGTGGCGTATCCATTGGAGTCGTTGACTAGTAAGTTGACCACACAAGCCAAGGATATACTTGCCACTTTCGCATCCACTCTCGGCATCTACACCCTACCCACCGATGTATCCGGCAAGCCAGCCATTCGCGACTCAAGCGGAATGGTTCCATTAGACGGCTTTGTCATGGTTGACACGGTAGCGGGACTTAAGGCTGCTGGTGACCTCTCGTTTACGAAAGTGAACGGGAAGCTCCTTCAGTCTGGGTATTTTGCATGCGAGAATGAGGTCCTCAATGCCGTCAAACACTACCATAGCCGGTATCCCGGTCTTGCACCAGCCCTTACCATGAACTCGTTGGTTTGGGGATTATTGCAACGACAAGATACGGCAGCGTTGGAGCGCTTGGCCACTGACCACGATCAGCGTTCTGCCAATGCAGATGTATTCGTCAAAACCGGTGATCCCGTCAAACCACGACACACATGGATACTCAAGGCTTTACTTGGGTTGGGATGTGTCGCCGTTACGGGTCTACTTTTCCGACTGCTGCGTAAGCGATTCATGGTGTCTAGCCTTGGACTGCTCCAGTCATGGTCGAAAATGCCAGAAAGCATTAAAAGTGCTTTTAGCCAGTTTTGGACAGGAGATGGGATCCACCCTGCAATCGCCGAGGTAGCTCAAGAGTACCCGGCGGTTGCGGCCTATACCCCAAAATGGATGATGTCATTGTTGCGGGGCACTGATTCTGGTGTCTTCGCGATGGTGTGCACGCTGCGCCACCTGACGTGGATTCTCGGAGAGGAAGTTTTCAAGTACTTTACCGGACCCGTCGGCACCGCCGCTCTGATAACAGTAGAAGCATTGGGATTGATACCCGGATTACAGTCTGGATCTCTCAGTGTGTCTGATGCGTTGACGATTCGCCTTCCAGCGACTCTCATGCATCTCACGACGTCTCTCTTCTATCGTACCGTCGGGATTAAAGCGATTCCGGCCTGTTGGGCTTTCCATCAGTTATTCAACATGTACCAGTCCGCTGTACCTACAAGTTCACGGTTGGGGCTCGCTATGAAGCCCTCACCTATAGCTTGGAGAGTCACAGGGAGCTCGGTTAATGACATGGTATCTGATTGGGCGCTCCGCTGGTCGAGTGGGATCCAAACCCCTGACACAGAGCCGAAAGGCACAGCGCCGCTGTCTGGCATCTTCCTCAAGGCATTCCCCGCCAAACCACTTCCGTCAGAGCCTGAATCCAACCTGGACTGGCGCGCACACTTGCTCTCTGTCACATTGAACGGCGTTCCGTTGCCTATGGAACGTTGGAATGAGCTTACCCATGCGCCCAGTGAAAACAACCATGTTGTGGACAAAGGTTCCGCAGAAGGTCGCCGCACACCTGAGTCGCTACGCTCATATCCGCTTCTCATAACATCGGGTGCGTTGTACCAACCTGCGAAGGGAGCCCACACGCTCATAGCCAGCCTTTATCACCGTGATTACCTCGACCCATTTGGGATTTATGCAGACCCAGTCACGGAGGAACAAAAATTGCTGGAGATTGAGCGACGGTTGGAACCGGTGCAAGCATGGATTGTCAGCCACACAAAGGGACGATTCACAACGATGTATCGTACACAGGAGGTGTGCGCGCGAGAGTTGGGCGGCTATAAGGGCGCCAATTACTTGCGGTGTTGTGAGTCAGTTATAGACCACGGTTATTTTTCACAAACCCAGGCGCAAGCCAAAATAAACGAAACGATCAAAGGCGCGGGCTTCAACGCTCAGCGCATCTTTCTCAAACCCCGAACTGTCAAGAATGTATCAACAGATTTACAGACGGGTGTATTGCCATTCTCGCGTGCGTTCGCGGAAGACTGCAAGTGCATCTTCAACGGCGACCCGTGTAGAATAGGGCGATTTGTAGCGAGATTTGCGATAGCGCAGGTGGACCCAGAGCACATGGATGCCTACGGCCAACTGTTTGCCACAAGCCCTGATCTGTGTTGTGTTGTCTCCTGTGATGACACTTCGGTGAGTACCGGACGGTACCAGAGTTATTTTGGATATGTCACCGATGACAGTGACTTCAGCCAGTACGACCAGAGCCAATTGAAAGCCCTCTTCGACATCGATTTTAAAGCCATGGCTAACGATGTCTCCCCGACCCTTATTAAAGCGTTCGCTACGTTACACCATGCTATTAATAGTATGGCTGTGAAAGGAAAAATTAAAGATCCGGAAACGGGCGATTGGGTGAAGATGAGAGCTATTCTCCGCTACAGCATGCGCACCGGCGTAGGTACAACTTCGTCTTTTGGAGGTCTCCACAACATCTATACCAGAATCTACTGGTTGTTGAGATCAGAAGAAAGCCCCATGTCGTTTGACCGAACGTGTGCAGAACTAGGAATCGTAGTGAAGCTCGCTAAGAGAAATGCGCTTGAAGGTGCCATTTTTCTCCGTGGATGGTTCATCGGACCCAGTTATCAGTGGTCCATATTGCCCTCGGCTGTGTTGAAGCTGGGCAAGTTGATGAAAAACCCCATAGCCCTTTTGCAACTCAAGTCCGCTATTTCAGATGCGGAAGCGGAAAAGTTGGCCGCACAAACGATGTTTTACGCCATCATGCGTAGTGTCGATGTGCCAGATGACTATCCGCTGATTGGGGCGTTCAAGAGGCTTGCCAACCGACTACCACGGGCCACGTCGGAACGCGCTAACGCGCTTATCATGGATGAGTACATTCGTGAGGGGGCTAGATACAAACTTCTTCGGGCTGCGCCGATTGCTCGGAAGTATGTGATCAACGCCATCATCGAGCGATATGATATTTCAGAGCAGCAGGTGATTGAATGTGAATCGTACATTCTTTCTATACCCAGCCTGCCGGCTTTGATTCAGCACCCCGTCTTCGTTAAGTTGCGGGATGTTGACTACGCTTGATAGTTCTTGCGTCCTGAGCACGACGTAAAACTGCTTCGTTTCCAAGGGGAAAACTGGAAACGGCCCGTCAGCAAAACATAAGAAGAAAAAACAAAATACAAAAACACAATAACATGGATGGGAGAAAAAACGACAAACCCAAGAAACAAAAAGCCGATGCACGAAAGGCTGAGAAACCTGAGCCAAGGCCTAACAACGGAATTCATGCGAGCGACGCGACGAAAGTTGCTAACACCGCTGCGAGAGCAAATTCCCAAACGGTCGTTGCTCAACCCAGTCTCAAGAAAGCCGTGAAGGCCGCGTCCAAGGTCACCTCAGGTGATTTGAAGGCGTGGCTCAAATCGGCTAGCCGGCCATTTCAGAACCCGGCCGTGCAGTGCCCTGTCAACTACAATCCCGTTCCGTCTATCATCAGCTCGGTGGCCACAACTGAGTATTTCCACACAGTTGTCATTCGTGGAGGCGAATCCCGTCAAATCACCTTGTTTCCTGGGCACAACCGGGAGATTGAAGATGTGGTGGGTCTCGACAACATGGATGGCACTTCTTACCACGCGGCCTTGTTAACAAGCCGTAATGAAGGAGACACTCTCACCGACTACAGCATTGGACCGTGTTCCGACGATCTGAGTCGAGGTTCGGCTATTGGATACATTTCTGAGGGCGTCGCTACCGACGAACTCAGCCTTTTGGCCAACAACTCTGGTTGCCGAGCACTGGTACCATCCGTGAAGCTGCCGTACATTGCCAAGGAGCGTGACGGTTTCCATACACGTTGGAAGTGCACTGGCCTCGGACTCAAGCTCGTGAACGAAACGCCTTCTTTGAACCGGGGTGGGATGGTGGAATCTGTCCAACCTACTTCGAAAGGCCTTCCCACGCTGTTCAGCGAGTTGTCTGTCAACCCCACGTACATGGTGCATGAGCCGGACACCGAGGATCAACCGATCACTATTTCGTTGATACATCGCCTCCAGGATCTGGCCTATTGGCACACAGAAAACATCGGGAGCCCTTCATCTGTTGAAGCTGGAATACGTGTTCGCATCACTGCCCCGGAAACCGACCAAACATGGAGATTGATGGTGGTTGCCCATTGGCAATTGGCTGGGAACAGCTTGTTGGCCATCGGCAGCCCGTCTGTACACAGACCCATGGACCGTGCAGTTGTTGAACCTGCTATTGAGCATCTGGCCAATAGCTCGCATACTGCAGGCGACCTGTTGTCAGTGGCCGCGGATGTAGCGCGTGGTGTTATGCACGGCGTAACCTCTGTGGCGGAGCTAGCCGTAAAGCATGCTCCTGTTATTCGTGCTGGCGTGTCCTCGTTGTTCGGGGGGCGCTAGTATAGCTTCGTGTTAGCTGACTTATTCGAACCAACCATTCGGAC